CAACAATCGCTTATGACCCTACAAGAAAATTAAATAAAATTCAAAAGTTTAGAGCAGTAAAAACTGGAGCTGAAGGCAAGATATTAGATTATAACTATATGCCTGTTCCTTATAATATCTCTTACGATTTAAATATTTTTACAGCAACAGCAGAAAGTGGTCTACAGATTGTAGAACAAATATTACCTTTCTTTCAACCAGATTATACGGTGACAGTCAATGCTATACCAAGTTTGAATATTAAAAGAGATGTGCCTATTGTGTTAAATAATGTAAACTATGATGACAGTTATAGTGGTGATTTTACAACTCGTAGAGCCGTTACTTACACACTTGGATTTACAGCAAAAACTTATCTATTTGGCCCAGCACAAACTCAAAAAGTTGTTAAAACAGTACAAACTGATCTACATACAAACATAACTGGTGATGAGAGTAGAGAGGTTAGAATTGAAATAACACCAAACCCAACAACCTCAGACGCTGATGATGATTTCGGATTTACAACAACTATCACAGATTTTAATGACGGTAAAAAGTATAACACAACAACTGGTTCGGATGAATAAATAGTATATAAATATTACATTATGACAAAATTAGAAGAAAACGTTAATGAGATTTTAGGTATTGAAAATAAAGAGCCTAAACAAGCTAAAGAGTTTAAACCTTTAGTTCCTAGAAAAGAGAATAAAGAATCTCCAGATGTAGATAACGACTACAAATACAGCAGAGAAAATTATTACAATCTAATTGAAAGAGGCCAAGAGGCAATAGAAGGAATACTTGATGTTGCTAGAGAAGGACAACATCCGAGAGCCTATGAGGTGGCTGGCGCTTTAATTAAGAATGTAGCCGATACAGTAGATAAACTCCAAGACTTGCAAAAGAAACTTAAAGACTTAAAAGATTTACCAAAGACAGCAAGTCCTCAAATTAAAAATGCTTTGTTTGTAGGATCAACAGCTGAATTACAAAAGATGTTAAATAAAGATGAAAATACTAAAGTCAAAGACATCACACCCGAAAAAGATAATACTAAAGATTAGTGATTTAACTTATAATCATCATTACGAAAAGTATAATCCTAAACTTACAGACGGTGTTGGAGATATAAAAGACATTATGAATAAACCAATAGAAATTACCAAACATACAATATCAGAAACTCCTAGATATGGAGCTGGTGGTAAAATATATAAAGAAAAATTATATAGTGTAATAAAAGGCAATCAAAGAGTAACACAAGCTGTTCGATTAGGTTATACACATATAGAGGGTGTTATAACTAATGAAGAACACCCGAGTTGTGGTACAGACGACTGTTGCAAGGAATGTTAAATGTCTGAAAATTATTTAGGAAATCCGAATCTCAAAAAGATCAATACACCTGTTGAATATACACAAGAACAAATTGTGGAATATCAAAAGTGTGCTAACAATCCATTGCATTTTATGGAAAGTTATATTAAGATAGTATCACTTGATGAGGGTTTAGTGCCATTTAAGATGTATGGTTTTCAAAAAAAGATAGTTGATACCATTCATAATAATAGGTTTACTATTTGTAAACTACCTAGACAGTCTGGTAAATCAACAACTACAATTTCATATCTTTTGCATTATGCTTTATTTAATCCCAATTCAAACATAGCCATACTAGCAAACAAAAGTTCTACGGCTAGAGATATATTAGGAAGACTGCAACTTGCTTATGAGAACTTACCGAAGTGGATGCAACAAGGTGTAATTAATTGGAACAAAGGTAATATAGAATTAGAAAATAAATCAACCATTGTGGCGGCCGCTACATCTTCAAGTGCCATTCGAGGTGGCTCTTATAATATTATTTTCCTTGATGAGTTTGCCTTTGTACCTACAAATATTGCTGAGTCATTCTTTAGTTCAGTTTATCCTACAATATCTGCTGGTACTAAAACTAAAATGATTATTGTATCTACACCCTATGGTATGAACCAGTTTTATAAATTATGGACAGACGCAGAAAATAAACGAAACGATTATATACCAATTGAAGTGCATTGGTCAGAGGTGCCAGGTAGAGATGAAGCTTGGAAAGAACAAACAATACGTAACACAAGTGAGGAACAATTCCAACAAGAGTTTGAATGTGTTGACGGTAATACGATAGTCGAAACGGAAGATGGTAAAATAAAAATAGAAGATTTATATAAAAAATTATAGATAAAGAAAAAAGAGTTAAGGTAATGTTTAGAACCAATACAGATAATATAAAAATATTAAGTCCAAGTGGATTTTCTAATTTTAACGGCATTCAAAAGGTTGAAAGAGACCTCTATCAACATATTATCTTTGATGATAAGTCTGAAATAAAAACTTCTATTAACCACCCTTTTGGTAAAGATAAAATATTAGCGAGAAATATAAAAGTAGGAGATTATTTAAATAGTAAGAAGGTTTTATATAATGAGTTGGTTAATGAAAAAATTACTTTATATGACCCTATAAATGTAGAAAAAGAAAACTTATATATTACTAACGGTGTTATTTCTCATAATTGTGAGTTTTTAGGTTCAGTAAACACACTTATAAATCCTGCTAAAATTAAAAATATGCCTTACATGAATCCTTTAAAATCTTCAGGTAGTGTAGAAGTATTTGAAGCTCCAGTTAAAGGCCGTACCTATGTTTGTACCGTTGATGTATCCAGAGGTGTTGATAAAGATTATTCTGCCTTTATTGTATTTGATGTAACACAAATGCCTTTTAAGGTTGTGGCTATTTACAAAAACAATGAAGTTAAACCTTTTGTTTTTCCAAATATTATAGAACAAGTTTGTAAAGGGTATAACAGAGCTCATATCTTAACGGAAGTTAATGATATTGGCCAACAGATTGCCGAAGCGTTACAGTTTGAGATAGAGTACGATAACATATTAATGACGACACAGAAAGGTCGTGCTGGACAAGTCTTAGGTGCCATGTACAGCGGTCGTGGTTCATCATTAGGTGTAAGAATGACCAAACAGATTAAGAGAATAGGTTGTGCTAATATAAAGACACTTATAGAGAGTGATAAGGTCTTAATCAATTCATTTAAGATTATTGAGGAGATTTCAACCTTTACTAAAAGAGGCCAGAGTTATCAGGCTGAAGACGGTTCTAATGATGATTTGATGATGTGTTGTGTTATGTTTGGTTGGTTATCTAATCAACCTTATTTTAAAGAGTTAACCAATACAAATGCTCGTCAACAAATGTATGTGGATCAACAGAATTTGATAGAACAGGATATGGCTCCTTTTGGATTTTTAGATGATGGTATTAATGAACATGAGGAGAAAACCGTAGATGAATACGGAGATGTTTGGTCCTCCGCTGAAATACGAAAAGGTATGTAATTCCAAGTTATTATAAATATCTGTATAATGAAACTTTGACTATGGGCGTATGAATAATACGATTTTTGAACAATAAACAAATGTTAACAAAACAATTAATAGGAGAATAACCAATGGCATTTCAAGTATCACCAGGCGTTCTCGTACAAGAAAAAGATTTAACTAGAGTTATACCCGCAGTATCAACATCAATTGGTGCTATTGCTGGTGATTTTCGTAAAGGACCTTTAGACGAGGTTGTGGCTATTTCTAGTGAACAAGAGCTTGTAGAAACATTCGGTAAACCAGATTCAAGTAACTTTGAATACTTTTTTACTGCCGCTAATTTTCTACAATACTCTAATGCTTTAAGAGTAGTACGAACATCTAATACAAATATATCCAATGCTAACACATCTGGATCAAGTGTACTTATAAGTAATAATGAAGACTATCAATCAAACTATTCTACAGGACAAGGCATTGTAGGATCGTGGGCAGCTAGAACAGCAGGAGCATGGGGTAATAACCTTTCTGTTTCTGTATGTGAATCAGCAGCCGCTTTTGAAACGTTAGCAGTAACAACTGTAAATGACGCATCAACAGCTACTGGCGACACTGCAATAATATTAACTGATTCATCTGACATAATCATTGGCGACATTGTATCGTTTTCAACTACAGCCGCTACAAGCGATTATACAGACGGACATGAATATAGAGTAACAGCAAACGACTCAGGAACAGATACTATCACTATCGTTAGAAAAGAATCAGGAAG